ATTTTCTTTTCTATTATGTTATCAAAATTACCTTTATAATACTGTGAGCAATTCGGCTGCACATATAAGTTGCTTTTTAATCTTGGTTTGAATTGTGGTTGTGGATTATAAGTTACCTTCCCCTTATTTAATAGTATTAAATGTCCTATTGCGTGAGTAATGCTGTCTCCAAAACACAAAGCACCAAATTTCTCTAAAGTTCTCGGCAATGATACTAATAATGTGTTTCTTGTCAAACGAAATGCCTGTCCACCTAACACTCTTAACGTATCACTATAACGCACCTTTCCTAATCCATTTTCATAGGTGTGGGAAACAACACTTAATCCAGCTTGCCTGCTAAATTCGCCCATAAGATTTTTATCAGAATTATCCGTTTTTTGCCCATCAGTGGTGATATACCAAAGCTCATTATCTGGTTGTTTGCTGAAATCAATGCCACATATCAACTTATTAGCTATTGCTGCTAAACGTCTTCTATAACTACTCATAGTACCCTCCTTAATTGTTTATCAGTATGGCAACTCCATTTACAACACTGCCTTGATACGTCTTGCCTTTTAGAATGGTTGGCACGACTTCGTCTACCCACTGCACACCCTGCAATTGAAATTCAGTAGCCTTATTTGCTAGCGTTGTAAATTGGAAATCGTACTCCGCACGTATGTTAGGCTCTGTGTTTGGTGCAAGTGAAAGGCTCAAAGTTTCCACCTCTCCCCACACGTGCATCGTGTTAGGTGTTAGGGCAAATGTTGTGTCTGCCGTGCCGTGATTAACGAGCGCAATGCGACCGTCTTCGCCTTTTTCTCCTTTATCGCCCTTGTTTATTCTCTTGGCTGTATCTACTATCTCTTGTATCTTCTGCTTTGCGAAATTCACGACATCTTCACTGCTGCCTGAAAGCTGCACCATATTACCGTCTTTCCACGTATAAGCCTCACCTTTCGTAATATGAAAGAACAATATACCCTCGCTTGGAACGATACCGTTTTCCGTCTCGCTGCCGTATTTTCCTGCACCACTCCAGTTGGCGTAATATCTACCGTCTGAAAGACAAATGAAAGTCTTCTTTATCTTGTCCCAAACGATACTGCCATTTAGGGCTGAGCCTATCGTAACGGTTGCATTTTCTATATAACCGTCAAAAGGTAGTATCACTGCTTCTGTTTTCCCAGTACCTACTTGCTTCCAGTCTTCCACGTTAGAAGAAAGTCTTGCTGTACTGTTATAATACAACATACGTGTACCTGTTTCGTTTATAAAACTTGCAAACAAGCACCTTTTGAACTCGTCAGTAAATAAACTATTGATTTCAGCTACAACGGCTTGCAATTCTCTTTGCTCTCCGTTCGGTGAGCCATCGTATATTTCCAGTAGATACTTGGAATGCTTTGCAAGCATTGAAGCCGTATCATCTTCGCAATGTTGCCATTCTGTCCACTCTTGTTTTTTTACCATACCGCCATTATACGCCTGCTTGATACCGTAGTTCCTCCAATATTTTTTCGGACTACCGTAGCCGTGTCCTTTCGTAAATTTTCCACCATCTAAAGTTAAGCGTGTTTCGAATACTTCCGTTAATACTTGCGCTTGCGCATCTGCAAAGATGCTAAGAACACCCACCGAAAATTCCCTATCCATTACCGTTAATATCGCTTTCTTTCCGCTATTCTTAACGAAATTTATCGCCTCCTGTGGTGTCGTTGGAAAGACGTTAAGGTCATCTAACTTAATTGTTGCCTCGTCTACCCCCTGCTGTATTACATCTGCAACACATTCAAATGCTTTACCAACCCTTTCTGCCGTGTTGCCTCCTACTCGTGTTTCGTTCTTAATGCCAGCTGCTGCCGTTTGTAATTCCTGCAAATTCATTTCTTTAATCTCCTATCGCTTTTATTCTTGTTCTGAAACCTTTTATCTCTTTTACGTTTTCTCCTCTCTTTAAATGTTTCAAATACATTAGCGAACTATTTAAATACTTTTCCGCAACATTCATAACATCGTTATATTGCTGTGTGTTCGCTTTGTCCGTTACGTGCGAAGAATAGCTATCATCGTGCCTCATAAAGCCTGTACGAGCCAACATAGCACCGTCTACACGTAACATCTTTGCGTAAACAAAATAAGCTAAAGAAATTTGCAAACCATCGCACTTCTTTAGCTCTCCACATTCTCCCGTATATTCACCGCCACTAAGTAATATTTGCAACTCGTCTGTAACATTGTATTTGCAAAGATTTTTAAAAATTTCCAAACCAATGGCTGGAATTATACATACATCTTCGCATTCTCGTATGTACTTTAGAATATCCTCCTCCTCTACGTGTCTTGAAATTGTACGAGATAACTCTTTGAATTTATCTACATCTAATAAATGCCTATTCTCCATTTGCCTTGTCGTTGTTGTCTGCACTAATATATTTCATCGGCTTTATAGAAAAGTCTTTTGCTATAGTTTGGTCGTACCAATTGGCAAATATTTTAGTAAACGTCCTTTCTATAAAACGTTGTTGTGTCGTTACTTCTCCTGCATAGTATTCGTATGCCTGTTTCATTATATCGCCTGAAAAGCCTAATTTACCAATACGAATAGAGTAGAATATTTCCTGATGGAATTGCGAGTAAATACGCTCTACAACACTTGCGTCTGTAACCGAAAATTCCTTATCAAAATTACGTGTAGGAAATGGCACAACTTTTGGCTCGTCTTCGTTATTCTCCAACTCTACATAAAGTATTTTAGAGCCTTTAGTGTCGCCTTGAAATGCTTTCAAATCATCATCACTTATCATCTGACGTTCTTCCTCTCTACCGTTTTCGTCAATGATGGGTGTACCTTTCTTTGCCACCATCATACACGATATAAGGAAATTGTTGCGAACATTTCGATACTTGATGTTGCCCAACCCCTCGTCTGTCGAAATTTCCGTTATTACAGCATCGTATATCGGGGTAGGGTATTGGCATTTTCCGTCCATAGATACCCACAGAATTTGCCCGTTGTATTCGTCTATGCCTCCGCAATTCTCTATTTGCTGCATTACAACTTCGGGGTTAGGGTTAAATATTGGAAATTTCTTTATATTTCGCTCCTCTACTAACAGCCTCTTTCCGCCACGTGTTTTGTTTCCTTTCCAATCTTCGTGGACAAATATTTGAGAGATGTACCCTGCATCGTCTGTCTCCGCTAATCGGCATTGCTCAAAAGGAACAAAATTAATTTCCGTTATTTGCCCCAGCACGTTGTAATTTACGTGTAAAGCAAAGCCTCCAAAACGTGCAACATCGCCAGCCACTAAATGCAATAAATCGTCCATCAGAACACCGTCTTTATTTACCGCCATTTCCGACAAATATTCGTCATTAAAGCCATAACCCTCGATAAATTGATGATACCGACCTAAACACAGCTTTGCCGTGCCACTTGCATTTGTTATATCTATCAAATTTTGTGGGTATAAATTATCGCTACCGTACGTCTGCATCTTAAAGCGTAAAGAGTAATTAACATCAATACGCCGTTGAGGCTTTTTCGTTGTTTTTACATTCATAGAAACTTCGCTTTACACTATTACTCGTTTTTTATTCCTCTTCTTCTGCTGCTATCTCTTCAAACATTTCTCTTTGCTCTGGAAATGCTTTTAGATACTCTTCTGCTACTTTATCCGTAAGATTTTCGTTTGAAAATACCTTACCATTGTAAAAGTTAGGGCAATTAATTATAACCCCTGCTCTTAGCACATAATTCTTTTTTTCTGCCATCGTTCCTCCGTTTTTTAAGTAATAAAACATTTCCACCAACGCATCGTGATAACACTGCTGGCACGATGTAGGCGTAAATGTTTTTCCAAATACATTATAATACAACCTTTCTACCAACTCTTTGCCAGTAGAATTGAAAGGTATGTTTTCGTTTACATACCTTTCTAACTCTTTTACTAAATTCTTTGCTTCTTCTAATGTCATTATCCTGCTGCTGTGCCTAACAGTGTATTATACTGTGTAGCTGTTGTCTTTGCGTCTGTGTTAAAATAGAATAGTGCTGACTTTGGTACACTCGTTTCCTGTAAAGTAACGAGCCAACCACCGTCTGTGTCCTCACTATACTTTTCATTGTCAATAGCACTCGCACGCAAGCCTTGATAATACCCATAAACTTGGTATTCTGCCTTGCCTGCTGCTCCTTTGTGGACATTCTTCAATATCAACACAAAGCTGCCATTTGCAAGACCGTCTATAATGTCTCGGGCGACTTCAGGTCCATTATCTAACACCGCAATTGGCACTTCATTCGTAAAGGTGTTACGATACGTACCTGTCGCAAGTGTAGTTTTTACACCTTTGAAAGGTGTTGCGCCTTGCTGTGCTACCGAATAACCTTTCTTTCCATTCTTCAAAACAAGCGTCTTGATAATGCTCTTGTTGTCATTATCAAATACTGTTTGCGAAAAATCAATGTCAGCACGGTTGATGATGATACCGTCAGCCTCCATACCTTTTACAATAGGGCTATCGCAATCTACTGCGATGCCCTTTGCTATAATACTATCACATATTCCTGCCATATTTCTTTCTCCTTTCTTTTAGTATGCTGCTTGGAACATATCGTTTTCCAAAATTTGAGTACCGATACGACCAGTAGAATAGATGTAGTTTCTACGTTCTTTCTTGTCGAACCAAATATCCAAATCAGACACTAAGCCTTCAGCATCTGTACCCACCTGTAATTGGTTGATATTTGCATATACTGCACGATAAGGCTTGTTTAACTTTGTGCCTGTATTTTCGTACGCACGTATCATTCTATCCCAAATGCCTACACGAGCAATAGTAACACCGTTGTATTGTACCATATCAACGCCTTCGAATACTTTCTCCCACGGCATTATCATCTTGTAACGGTTCTTAACGTCATACGTCAAAGCGTCAGCCAAACCTTTAGTAAGTAGTATCACCGCTTCGCCGTCAGAACTAATACGACTGTCTGCGTCCATCAGTAGGTTGTCAATGATACCACTTGCTACACCATCTTTTAAGATAGCTTTCTTTTGTTCTGCAAAAGATGTTTTGGTATTAGCGTCAATAGCTGTTACCTGTGCTGCATTCTTCGTTCCTTGTTCAAAGATACGCTTAAACAGACCATCACAAGTTGTAAATAGTTCTGTTCTCGTGTCGGCTGTTAAGTTACCACCATTTGCTATTACCTTTGCGCCTGTGTCGCCAAACCAACCAAAACGCCATATCATACGCTTCATTTGTCGCTCCAAAGCTGGACGAATAATGTAGCTCATAAACTCGGTGTCCGTAAGGTCCGCAACGTCCGTACCTGTTTTCATAGAGTAGTCGGCAATAGTACCCTGCAAACTCTCGTAACAAATCTTAATAGGTATCTGCCAATCGCCCAACTCCCAACGCTTTTGAGAATTGTTGATACCTACTTCTTGGTATGTAGGGTCGCAACCGCCACCTTTAACGCCAACATCGTCCATATCGCCATAGAACGCCACTGGGTCGCCATTGCGAACTTTTCTAAGACGTGTGAATCGTTGAAAATCCTCGTCTTGGTCAATACTCAATGGTATCAACTCTTTCAAATCCTCTACGTTTCGAGGGTTGATTTGAATATTTTCAAAAAATTTTCCCATTACTTCTCCTTTCCTTATTTGTTTTTCTTATACTCTCCATTTCTTCTCGCCTCAATCTCTGCACGCATTGGAGAAATATTTTCCGCTTTCTCCGTTGCGTTAGCACCGCTTTGTTTACGTCCTGCTGGCTTGTAATTGCTTGAAATCTTCGCCAGTGCTTTTTCTCCCCCTGCTATCTTTACAGCATTGAGAATACGCAACTCGTCTTTTGTCTTTGCTTGCGCTTTTGAGCTTTCTAATTCGCTTTCCAACTCTTCTACCTTTTCTTCCAATTCTGCGATTTGTTTCTTCAACTCCTCGACTTCGTCCTCGCCGTTCTCGCCTCTCTCGCTGCCGTTGCTATCTGTCTTAATGTCCGTGATAACACCGTCTTTCACAACGATTGTTTTTCCGTCAGGCATCACAAATTCTCCATCAGGACTTGCATTGTCGCCAACCTGTGGCTCGCCTTCCTCTCTCTCTACCGTCAGTGTCTGACCATCGCTGGTAGACAAATCCATACCTTTTGCAAGCTCTTCAATGTTCTTTAGTCCTAACTTTGCCAAAGCTCTGTCCATCAAAGACGCTTTTACCTTAATTTCTTTTTCTTTTCCCATTTGATTATTTTTATTTGTTTTACTACTCTTCATTGCTCCTACTTTCTTTGCCGAAATAGGCGCAATTACTTCTCCTATTAACCCTAATTCTATTGCTTTTGACGTACCTACGTACTTATCCTCGTTCATTAACGCCTGCATTTCTTCACGGTCGCACTCGCAACGCTCTACGTAAAGATTAAGCATTTTTTCCTGCTGCTCTCGCAAGCCGTTGGACGCTTTTTGCAAATCATCAGCCGTAACGGCATAATCTAACGCCCACGATGGTATCCACGGATTGTGTACGCAAAACTGTGCGCTCTGATATGCTTTTCTCCTTTCCTTTGGTGCTGCCATCAGGATAACCGTAGCCATAGATGCAACATTACCTTCTACAACACACGTTATTTCTTTTCCTGTAGCTCTTAACCTGTCGTAAATAGACCAGCCTTCAATAACAGAACCACCATCGCAATGTAAGCGTATTTCAATAGTGTTATCATCTTCGGGTATGCTTGCGCAAAATTCGTCCACGTCCTTAAAGCAAACGCCTGCCGTTTCGCCCCAAAGTACACAGTCGTTTTTCTCCTTTTCCGTCTGAATATCGTTGTATATCTTTAATACCGCCATAAGATTAATTTAAATGATATACAAAGATACTTTATAAATATAAATAAATTCTTTATTATGCCTTTTGCTTACTATCATAAAAAGATAGCAAAACAAAAAGTGTCCTATCCTCACGGACAAGACACTAAAACAAAACAAATTTTCAGATATGAAATTAAACTAATTCTTTATTCATTCTTTTTATTACTCTATATATCGTAGCCTCCCCACACTCGTATTGTGTGCTAAGATAATACACAATATATCCTACCTTATGCCCCTCGTCTTTCAGTCGCACATATTCTTCGTATAGTTTTAAATATTTAACGTCTTTTGCCTCTATGCCGTTCTTTTCGAGTACGGCTAATAAACTCTCCGTTGTCTTAAGTAATTCGTATTGTTTCATATAGTAGCTAACCTTTCTATCGTTTCAACTCTATTATTAGTTTTGTTTATCTCTTCCACGCTAACGACTGGACGTGGTGCCATTGCCATACCACGTGCAAAAGCTCTAACAAAAAAGTCCTCGCCCATCTGCTGGCTATTACTACCAATGTTATTTATAATAGGCACACCACCGCCTATTTGATTGAAAGCCGATAACGCTGGGGCAAACATTCTCGTTGCCGATGCTGTTAGTACACTTTCTCCGTTAGAAAGGTGTGCTGGTATACTGTCGCTTGTATCACTGCCAGGACCTGTTACTAATCCACCTTTAGCAAACTTTGCAGACTTTACCGTTTTAATAGCCGATGCGATACCTGCTAACACTTGCGTTACCGTTGTTGCTATCGCTGCAATGTTGCCAGGAAATGGTACACTTTGCGCCTGCTTAATACCTGCTGCAATTGCAACGCCTGTATTAACGGCAATTTCTCCTAACGCTATTACTTTAGCCATCTTCGCAAGTCCTTTGCTTTGCTCTCCAAAAGCCTCTGCAACTTGACCTAAGCCTCCCATCATCTGCGAAATAGCTTGATATTTTGCGCTTTCGACTTCTATCTCCTTTTCGTTTACTGCTTGTTTTGCCTGCTGCGCCTCCCACGCCATTTGTAGCTTCCTTGCATTAAACGCTTCGATAGTCTCGCCTTCTTTTTGTTGTGCTGCTTCCAACAACGCCTGCTTTTCCTCGTATTGTAAGCGCAACACTCCTAATTCGTCCGTACCGTTACTCTCTATCTGCGTTTTGAGTATCTTCTCTTTGTATCTGTCCTCTATAGCTTTAGTCTGCTCATCTATTAGCTTGTTCTTATGCTCCTTGTACGCATCTTCTTCCTCTTTGTAGTATTTCTCCGTTATTGACCTTAACAGCTTTGTTTTGTCCTCTTCATTCATTACCTGCTTGCGTGCTTCCTCTAGTTCTAATTGGTATGCCGTCTGAATGCTCTTAACTTTTAGGTCGTATTCCTCTTTAGAACCTTTTTCAACCGATGCAAGCATATTACTTATATACGTTTCCTCTCTCTTTAACGCCTCTTCTTTCGTCTGTGTGTCAAATTCCGAAAGTTTCTTTGCTTTTAATTTCTCTAAAGTGTCAATCTGTGTATTTAACGCCTGCTTTGCCTTTATGGTTAGTCCTTTTTCTCTTTCTAACTTTCGCTTAACATCTTCTATTTGTCTATCGTACTGTACTTCTATAGCTTTTCTTCTTTGTTCTTCTGACTGCTCAACAAGTTGCATTAAAAGGTCCTCCGCTTTTCTTATTGCCTCCTCTTCTTTCTTCGCCATTTCTTCTGCTGAAATACCTTTCTTTCCGCTACTTGCTTTCTTACCTTTCTTTCCTTTGCTCTTCTTTCCTCCTGTAGCTTTAATAGGAGACGAGGCTCTATTTTCTGTGTCCGCTACGTTTCCTTTTTCCTCTTTTACGTACGCCGATACTTTTATATGCTCTATTTTCTTATTTTTTAAAGTTTTATTAAAGCCGTCTACGAAATTATTTGCCACCGAACTACCCGTTTTCTTTATATCAGAAAATCCCTCGTTCAACGTCTTTGTAAAGTTTCCTGTTATTGCCGTTGCAAAGCCTTCCTTAATTTTGCTCCACGAAAATGTTACAAGTCCTTCTACTATTTGTGCAAGTCCTTTCATAGCTCTACCTGCCATTTTTGCAGCATCTATTATAACGTTAAATACGCCTCTTGTAATGCTTCCAAAAGATTTTACCAGTGCTATTATTAGCTGTAGTAAACCACGAAATACCGCACTTTCATTGTAAAGGTCTATTATCTTGTTTGTCAAATTCATTATGCCTTTTAGCATACTTATAATGCCCCTCGTTACAAATAACTTTGCATTGGCTATCATACTGCCGAAACCTTTTTGGCTCATATCGAACATAGCCGACATAACGCCGTTTAGTTCCTCGTTTGCCTCTCTTTGCTCGTTTACCTTTTTTCCATACTCCCCTGTAGTATCTTTCAGCTTATTAAGGTCTATATTCATCGTGTCTAACTGCTCTATCATCTTTAGACCAGCATTTGCTCCCTGTTTTCCGAACACGTCTTTTAGTACATTTCCTACCGCCTGTGAATTTTGTGGTATCTCCTTTAATTTCGTGCTTACCATCTTTATAACGTCAAATGTAGACGTGGCACCGCTTTCTAAATCTTTCTGTACTTTTTTAGAACTTATGCCGATAGCGTCCAAAGAGCCTGCCGTCTTGTCCGACATTTCACGTATCTTCTTGCTTGCCATTTGTATTAAGTCCATACCACTGTCAGAAAATATACCGCTACGTGTCTGCTGTATTACGCCTACCAATTCTTTACCCCCAATGCTTGCATCGTGGAACGCTGGTGCGTACTGCTTTATTTTCGCTATCATATCACCGTTAAGGTCTGCGCCACTTTGAAAGCCATCATTAATTATCTGCAACGCTTCCTTTGCGTCATACCCATATTGAGACGTAAGAACATCTACAGCCTCTAATGTTTCTTTGTAGTCTTTACCATAAGTATCTGCTGTAGCTTGTATATCGTTTCGTATAGCCTCCAAGCTATCTCCTGTAATACCTAAGAACTCACGTGTTAAACGTGTACTTTCTTCTATTCCTTTGTTGTAATCAAAGAACCATTTAAAAGCAACACCAACACCAGCAATACCAGCAAGAGAAAGAAATACGGGGTTAGTCATAAAACCCATAAGTGTAGTGCCGAACGCTTTTGCGCTTATTATCGCTCCATCAAATATGCCTGCTAAACCTTTTCCTCCTGCACTCATATTCATAATAGAGTTAGCGAACTCGCTATTTATCCCCAAAGCTGACTTAATGCTCGCCTCATAACTACCCACGCTTCTTTGAAATCTTTGAGTTTCTTCTTCCGCCTCTTTCAACTCGTCCGCTATCTCATTTATATGCTTCTTCAATTCCTGTCCTTTAGCTCCTTCTCGTTCAGCTTTAGACATAGCATCGTATTTCTTTGTAGCATTACTCAACTCTGCACGCAAAGACTTTAAAGAGCCTTCCTGCTCTTTTTCTACTTTTATGTTGTTCTGTACTTCCTTTGAAAGTTCACGGATAGTAGTCTTATGGGACTTCGTTTGCTCTTCGATAGACACCATACTCGTTGCGTACTCATCGTATGTAACCTTTCCGTCCTCGTATTTCTGCTTTAGCTCCTCCTGCGCTTTCTTTAATTCTTCCAGCTTTTCTTTATAGCGAATGATGCCATATATTGCGTCCTCGTAATTTACCTTAATATTTAATATTTGCTGCTCTTCTGTACTCATATCTTTTAAATATTATAATAAAGTTGTAACATTGTAACTTCTGCCAAGCCTGTATCGTCTGCTTTTATCTCTGTAATAGCGAAATAGCTACCATATTGCGCTAAGTAAATAGGCTTTGTTTCGTCAAAATTGACAAGTTCTAATTCTCGTATCTTTATAGTTTCCGTTATTAGCTTTACTCTTTGCAAGCTATCAACAATATTTCTATATTTCGTATCTATTATTTCTTGCATATTGATATCAAAAAAAGCCATCGTTTTGCCGTTCTCGTCAGCTTTTATTCTCAATATCCTATCTTTGCAAGCCTTATAAGTCGGACCTTTGTCTTTTGTGATTTCTCCTTTTTTATTCCCCAATTCTACACCGCCTGACAATTCAGTACTTTTGCTTTCTCCCTCGCCATACATAGGTACGTTATTTCCATCTGTGGCTGCAAATGGAAATTCAAAAGCTACTTTTTCTTTCTCTAAATTGTCGTTACTAACTTTTAAATTTCCGTTGTAATTTCCTTTTGTCCTATCGTCCTCTTTCCACTTATACAAATTGTTTTGCGCATACTCATTAACGTCAAAATCTATGCTTTTAGGCTTATTTTCTGCGCCTTGTGCTATTAGCCTACGTGTCCAGTCTTTTGCCTCTCTCTTGTTCTCCCAAATGGTAGACAATGGAACGAAATTTACAACTTTATTCTCTGACATTTGCAAAGGAAAAGTACCTGTAACAGCTGCTAAGAATTTCACGAAATCAACCACTTTAATTTTTGGAAGGTTGTAAATAATAGGAAAATAGCCTCCTACTGGCACATCATCTCCTGCTGACATTGTAGCTTTCATATAGCCACCCGTAAAGCGTGCGTTTTTTAAAAAACCTTGCGTTATCCATTCCACTCTAACCGTGCTATCTTTCTTAATTTCGATTTTACCATATCCTTTATTTTCATAGCTGCACTCACCTTTATAACCCTGTGGCACTGTTACTCTGAAATGCTCCTTATCGTTTCCTATCATATACTCTTCCTCTTCTCCTCCATTTTTTACAACAACCTTTAGCCACGCACCGTAGGCAAATGCGTAATCATCGCATCTATTATCAGTAGTAACACCATCTTTGCCACCAAACGTACCACCACCAACATAGCCAATAGGGCGTACATCTTCCAAATCAAACGCCCATTTTCCTTGTATATCGAAAATTATATTAACGTCAGCTTTTACCCTAAATTCTTCAATTTGATAGCCTGAATGTACATCTAAAATATCGTTTGGTTCTATAACATTTTGCGTTATTGCTCCTATTCTCTTCGTTGGCAATAATTCCGCCTCATAACCTCCTTGAAATGTAAGCTCGTTACTCTTTCTCGAAATTAAAGGTATTACAAGCGTGTCTATATATTCTTTCGCCTCTCTGCTAAAACGAAAATCTACACCTTTATCTTTCTTTATTTGCTCCAATAACCACGACGCTTTTACTACGGGGTGTAAATTGTACAACGCATCACCATCTTTCTTTTCTATCTTGTATCTTCCGTAACTCTCCGTTTCTATATTATTCCCAATTCGAGGACTTAACATATTACAACCGCTACTCCATTTGTAATCTATAACGGCTTCGTTATTCCATACGTCATAATTAGCGTAAAAATATCCTTCCGTTTTGCTCTTCTCAAAGTCAATAGGCGTATTAGCTTTGTTATATAATACCTTTGCATCGCTACTTAATTGGTTCAGCGTAGTTCCGTCTTTCAGTAGCTGACTAAAGCTGCCAAATAGTCCCCATAATATTGATATTTCGATACTATTTTCAGATACTTTGAGTACCGTTACTTTGCCGTCTTTTATGACCTCCACGCCATTTCTAAAATAACGTGCCTTGTGCGATGTATAAGCATATCCTTCTTGTGATTGTACCAAGTCTGCGTGTCCTAATATCATTTGGTTACGCACTGTCTTTGGCAATCTTACCGTATAAGTGTTGTTGCTTGCTATCTTTGACACATCACGAAACAAGTTGCTCTTTATCGACATTGTTACCTTTGTGCCTGTATCAATATCTACTAACTTGTCGTCTATATATAATCTTTCGTCTATCATAGCTTTTGTATATTAATATCGGGTAATTGAATACTGCAAATAAAATCTTGCAATACCGCTCCTGTCTTTGTATAACTCCCTGCAACTACTGTTACCGATAACCACTTCGCACCTTCTCCGTCTTTATATCCTGCAAACATATCCACGCACGGTGATGTAGCAATATCAAATAACATATCCCACGTTTCGCTATCCACCAATGGCGCACACAACGAAACGACATCTTCTCTTTTCATCTGCTGCTGTCTCCCTGTATAGCCTTGATATCCGTACGCCTCATCGTATGTTAGTAGGTTATTTCTTACAAACAAATTATCTGTTGTCGTTTTTATTTGTTCCTCTCCTCTTTTAAAAAGATAGTAACAGTAAAAGCCGTGTCTATTTATCCAACGTAAGTAAACGCCACTATCTACACACGCATCAACAATATTAATACGTAATTTCTTCGTTTGCGTGCCATCAAACCTATACTGAAAAGTCAAATCAAAAGACCTATCAAACGTAACAGCCGTAAACGTGCCTAAACAAGCGTCTATATCGTAATAGCTTTGTGCGTTATCCAACAACGTTAATGGCACATTCCACACTCCTTGTTCGGGTATCTCCACAAAGCTATCCGCAACACCATCTTTAGATAACAGTAGCGAACTATTCCCTGCTGCATATATGCCAAATGTAAATGGATAACCCCTAAACCACGTTAATGTTCTATAGTCGTTGTAAGTTTCCTTTCCTCCTAATTTCAAAGCACCCCAAATATAATACACATCGAAATTAAAAGCTACACTGTTTTGGTTATCTTTTATAGCCACAATTTCAAAAGATAGCAACATACCCATTTTTGTTTTTTCTTTCTCTTCGTAACCTATCTTCCCAAAGGAAAGAGTATCGAAAAACGTCTGTACGTACTCTTTTATATCGCCGTAGCACTTACCGTTGAGGCTGTCAAAAAATACTCTTTCTTTCTTATCCTCTCCAGTTATCGTTACGCCTATTCTCTCTAATCTTTCTCCACTTGCAATAAGTAAGCACGTGTTAAAAGCAAACCCCAATTCTTCGGGGTACTGTAACTTTATATTATCTTTCGTCTGCTCTCTCATACATCAACGTTGTTTAGTTTAATATTTTCAAATTCTACACGTAATAAACTCATTATACGTGTTTTTATCCTCTCTTTTATCGCTGGTATGACGTTGGAATAAATATCAGCTCTACCACCTTCACGATACAACTTCGTTCCGTCTTTTCTTATCTTCCTTGCAATAAGATAAGATAACGCCATATCTCCTCGCTCCTGTGGCGTGTACTTATGAGGTCTATTAGTCTTATATGGTATCGGGGTAGCTACAATTCCTTTGTCCGACATCCATTGTCTTATGATAGTTTGGAAATTCTTCGGTGTTCTTCCTGCCTTGCGTCCTGTCTCCAACACGTCAAAGAATAACCTGCCGTATAGAGTAGCCTCGCTTTCGCTTGCTTCGATATGGAGACTTGCTGCCGTCCTCCCACTTGCTTTTTGTCCTGCTGCGAAATGCTGTTCTATTATTTGCTTCTTTAGGCTTTCCAACTCTTCGCAAAGGATAACCTTTACGTCACTACCATTCATAAGCAAGTCCCTGCGATTTCTTTTACACTCAATTCAACAAATACGCCTGTAAAATAAGCACTCGCACTCTCTAATATCGTGTGGTATCTTATCTTTCCATCTATCGGCTCAAAATATCTGCTTTCATTCATAGCATTAATGAAAGTCCCTGCAGCTTGTTTCATTTGAGTATAGATTTTTTCGTTATCGTCTCCGTTGGCATCTCTAACTACTTTGTCTACGAAAGCTAAAGCTATATCTACGCTATCTTTGACACGTCCATGATTAAAGTCTAAGTAACCGCCTGCTGGCAATATACACATAATAGCTGGCAATGTCATTCTATCTGCCATTTCTGCCGCTCCGTTCCAATCCTCAAAGATGTAACTAAAATCTTTGAATTTGCTTTGCGCTATCTCTCTAATTTTGTTCTCAATGCTCATTTCTGTAAACCTCCGATAGTCGCTTTTCAAAATCTCGTTTCTTATTATCCATTTCCAAACACTTGTAAACACGCCCCCACGTTATCTTTGTTACTTCTTCGTGGTCAGTTATTCCCATACGTAAAGCATACCAATCTATTAAGCCAAACACTCCAAACTTTAATTTTTCAATGCCTGCTCTCTCTTCCTCTTTCGTTGGTTTGCTCTTTACACTATCGAATAACTTGTTTATCTTCTGCACCTGTCCAGCTACCCAACCACAAAAGCGAACAACGTCTACTGCTCTTGCATTATCCACCTGCTTTTGCTTCATCTTTAGCAACACACGGCATACCGTGTAAAACATCTCCCCACCACCTTTACACTCTGCTATTTGTACCATTTGACCTATCGTCATATCGTCTAAAGTTTCAGGCGTTCTTATTTTGCCAATTCTTAAAGGTCGGGTAAGCTCTTCTATATGCAACGTTTCAGTATCTTTGCTAAACGCTGCACGTATTATCCACTCTTTAAATTTCGTTTTCTTTTCCATACGCAACTAATCTAAACTATTATAGTGAGCTCTCGCTCTTCCTCTTCTTTGTACGTTAAGATGTTTCAAAGCAAAGTAACGTGTAGCATCTATGGCGTGGTTGAAAGCGTCTATCGGCTCGTTCGTTTCCTTGCCGTCTTTGTCCTTTTTCCACTTATATACACGCAATTCTTCTATCAACCCCACCGACCTACGGGTAACATTCCACTTGTAACGTTGTAATATATCAATACCCACGCTTATACTGTCTTTACCTTTCACAGTAGGCAACACCCATAAGCCTGCGTTATTCAGCTCCACAATGCTTTTTGGTTCTGCGCTATCAGCTATAATACGTGTATTTTTCGTAAGTCCTTTTTCCCTTGCCCTACTTGCTATCATTGGATTTGTTAGTCCTGTGTCGTAAATTAACAAATCCGTCCACAATTCACCGTGAGCAAGAACGCAATGCACCAATGCTGTAGGGTCATTCGTAAAACCAAAGTCTAACCCATAACCGTTTATTTTCCAGCTCTCCTCGCTTGGCAACTCGTCTACGATATGGAAATTAGGAAAGATAACACCAGACAGTTTACCAGTAAGTCCACGTGCATACACTTTCCATAACTCTTTATCTTCTATATTCTCTATTCTTTCGTGTTCTTCCTTTGTTAAGAATGGGTTGCCTCTATGGTCAGATATTATAAGGCGTATACCTTTTCGTCCTATCAATTCATTATGCACCCAAAAACGTTCCGACGGGTTGTAATCTATATATACTTTCTTTCGTGTACGTATAGAGAGTTGCCAAAATATCTCATAACTTATACCGTTAGCCTCGTTTAGGAATAAATAATCTCTTTTACCGTTCTTTGCGTCTTGTGCATCTTTGTAGCTCTTAAACTCAATGATACTGCCATTAGCACCCATCGCAAAGTGTCCGCTTTCATTGAAAGTAAAAAAGTTTGAAAGCCATTCATTTGCATAGATAATTGTCTTTGCATCACGCAAAGCACCTACTTTTAAGTTTGGTAAGTCTTGCCCTACTACAGTAATAACACATTTCGCATCTACAATAGCCAAATATATTAATACCTGTACTATCGTATAAGTCTTCCCTGAACTCGTGCCTCCTTGATTGACATAAATTTGAAAGCCTCTGCTCATGTTAGCCTCAAACAATTGCTTTATTACTTTAAAGGGCATCATACCTTTACACGTCTACGTCTTCTTCGCTACTACTGGGTGATACATCTGCATCGACAAAGCCTATTTCTATTTTGCTATCGAGTTTGCCTCCTACGTCCATACGCTGTTTGTTTTGATAGTGCTCGGGGTCAATATTTGTTAGCAAGAATATTGCTGCACCGACATTCGGCTGGTAATGTACCGTCTTTCTCTTCTGCCTTTTTATTACAGGTTTACTGTTATCGTCCTTGCTTGGTACATATTCGACCTCTGTTTCCTCTCTCTCATATCCTTTAGCCACCATTGCTAAAGATGTTACTAATTCGTGAGAAAGGTTCTTTTTAAATATTTCTTTAGCCTCATCGAGTGCCTTTTTAAAGCCTGGTTTTGTTTTTACCCACTTATAATAAGTCTTGTTATCTATATTGAAATGTTCGCAAAATTTCAACAGTCCCACTCCGCCATAGTCCATAAGACCGTATTTTCTTACGAAAGACATTATCTCTTCCTTGAACTTTTCGTTATACTTTCCCATAATTATTTTATTACTCGGTTTTGTCGGTTTTGACACCTAATTTCTCTATTATCTTCCTTTCGTTTTCAGAAAACTCCCATACTACCGTCTTCTTGTCTTCTCTTGCTGCTTCTCTTGCTGCTTGTGCTGCTGCTTGTGCTGCTTGTGCTGCTGCTTGTGCTGCTTGTGCTGCTGCGTCAGAAACAAGATAACCACTTCCAAATATCGCTTTTTTATGTTCCTTTTGACTTTCGAGTGCTGAAATCTTATATGTTTCATTCATATTTGCACTGAACTCTATACCATATTTTGAAAGATAGGCAAGCTGTGTAGACGTTATCACGTTGTCTGGATATTCGTATTTTGGCAATTCTTTATGCCGTTCCTTTAAATTTGCATCGTCAGCTTCTTTTATCAGCCTGTACAGTTCGGGGCACGAACGAAAACGTACATCGCCATTCATATTTGTAACAAACGAGGTATTTACCTTTGCGCCGTTTTCGTAAGTAACTGCTACTCCTGTTCCTATTGCTGTACAAGAAGAAGAAGAAGAAGAAAAAAGCGTCAGTGTCGGAGCAAAGAGAAAATACTTTATACCTTTCTCATTGTAAAATCTCATGATTTTAGACAGAATAGAAAACGGTGGATTGTCTATTACGACATCGCCTTCTTTGTATGGGTAATGTTCATAATCTCCGCCAGGATAGAAAGGACGTACTATTTTATTGCGGTTAATGCCGTATTCTTTTTCGCACCAGCTAACAACCGCCTCGTACACGTTTGTTGGCGTATAACAGTCATCTGTCGTCTTCTTAGCCTCAAACTTCGACACAAAGGCTTGATATTCTTCGTCGTCTTCTGAAATCTCGCCAGCTTCCAACTTCGCCCTCAACTCTTGCATTGTCTTTTCGTAGTCGCTCCCATCTGCAGAAGTGTCGCTATCAGTAGGTGCGGTTGGTTGTTCCTGCGGTTGTAAAAGAGGTTGCTCGCTGACACTGAACTTCGCCAAGCCTACACCCCACTCGGCAAGCTGTTTCTCGCTCCACTTGTCGAGTATGCTATCACTCCACCTGCCATATGATATATTATCTTTGGCAACGAATTCCTCTAATTCGTCAGCATCGAAGTCGTAGGCGGACAGCGTGGGCACTTCGGGTCTCTTTTGCCACTTCGCCCACTTATCGAGCAGGAAGCGTCTTTCTTCTTCCGTCTTCTTCTCCCAGCCGTCAAAGCCTTTCAACAAGCCTGCTATATCCTCTCTTGTCGCCGAAGCTATCCACTGCAAAGACTTAAGGCGCATATTACCGCCGACAACCTTGTTATCACGGCGCACGATAGGGCGCAGACGTAACATCTTATCGAACAGCAACAGCGATACACGCAACTTGCGGAACATATCGCCGTCAATCTCTCGGGGGTTGTCGTCATTGAGCCTAAGCTGACGAATATCGATATATATTATTTGCTTATCGTTATCCATAAAAACACTTTGTTTATAAAATAAATTACTTTACAAAGATAAACAAAACATTTATAATTACCAAACATTCAGACGAATAAAAACAAAAAAAATAGTGGGTACAGCCTCACGACTACACCCCCTAAAAAGTAATAAAAGCTAATCTAAAAATATTTTTATCTCTATAAAATTATCTGTTCTTTGCTATTTCCCACGCCTCTTTGCCGAACACCTGCCAGGTGCCGTTGCCGAATTGCACCAACACTGTGCCTACGGTGGCAATCAGTCTGCCCTCCGTACAGCTACGATACAGCTTAATGTATGGCTTTCCGTTTTCGCCTTTGTCAATACTTTCAACACACGGCAAGCGAAATATGTCGTTAAGGTTTCGCCCATCAAAGGCTATTGCTTGTTTAAATTTCATCTCTTCCTTTCTAAAGCTAAAAAGTTAATAACTGTGGGTATAAGGCTGATTATCATACCTATGAAAGGAAGATAAACGTCTTTATAATGGTGGTGCGATATTGCACCCATCAGGGTAACTTCCCACATAATGGTTATGAATGTCCACAACCAAAAGTTAAGTTTTGTCCTTTTCATTTTTGTAGTTCTTTAATTAGCGCATCGGCATACTTTACAGCTACCTTTGCAATTTCGTCTGCTTCCATTTGCCACGACTGCGCCATTAAGGTTTGCATATTGGCAATGGCAGCGTTAATTCTTACTTTATCCCAATCTGTAGACTGGCTATCTGCTCTCTCCAGTTCTTCGGGTTTGCGTATCCACACATCGTCCTCGTTGCCCTCGAAATCGAGGTCCACCATGCCTAACTTAAGGTTATCGAGCGTGGAATACAATCCCACAACTGTCATTGGAAACCGTGTGTTCTTTTCCTGCACACGGTCGCCAATTCTTAGTTCTGCTATGTTCATTCTCCAATCTCCTCGTGATATTTGAACAATACTTCCTTTATACGTTTAGCAGCCTCTTCGGCTTGTTCTTCGGTACGGAAGTAGTTGCGGGCTGAATAGTGTTTGTTACAGAGGCTACTCCAACATTCTTTAATGTACAGAACGTCTAATAACGAGTCTACAAAATAGTATTTTACCCCGACATCTGCTCTCCACCTAAGCTTCTCTACTCGCTTCTTTTCAGCATTCCACTTTAAGCCTTGCTCTTTCATTTTGTCAAAGAGTAGTTGCTTTTCTTCTTCGGTGGCAAGACGCCATACGTAATGCTCATTCCACAAAGAATAAGAAGAATTGAACAATGTCCCATCTTGTTTGATATGCACGAAACTTCTTAAAATATGATTCTCGAAACAGTGAACATCTACGAGTAAGATTTCATTCATCTTGCTTACGATGACGTCTCCTCTCTTGAACTCCTGTTCTTTGCTTTCTTCTTTCTCGAATATCACCACTCCATCTTTAATAGTTGCCTTGCAACCCTCGGGGATAGCGCACATATCCCCTGCGTTGAATTTTACTTCCATTTGTTTTGTCCTTTATTTATTTTGTTTTTAATATCGTCTTTAAATTCTTCTTCAAAATGTCTTTTTACGTGTTCGTTTAGAACTTTCTCGTAAATATCGCTGTACGCTTTATATTTACCAGCGTAATAGCATACAAAGCACAACAATAGTGTTGATATAAAATCTATTAAGTATCCCATCAATTCTTAATTTTAATATATTCCTTCCTGCTTATAATTTAATAATTTCACTTTCCTCCATCGTCTCAAGAGGAGACCATTCAAGTTCTGTTTCCTTGCTCATTTCGTAATCGTCGCCGAATTCATCGTCCCATACTTGGTAATATTGGTTCCATACATTAAGAGCCAGGTGCCCATTACGTTTGACAACACAAGTAAGTGTGTCGTTTTCATTCTTAAGGTTTGGAAGCTCCTCTTTTGAATTGTGCCACCTAAAAGTCGTTCCATTTTCAATAATTTTTCTTTCCATATTTTTTTACTTTTTACGTTTCTTTTTCCTTTTACAGGCATAAGGTGTTGAACCTGCACGTGATCTACATTTCCTTTTCGTTTCGCAGAAATCATCATAATATAATTTCTTGGACATAAAAGGAATAGCAAACAGGCGAATATCTGTACTTTCTTCCATAGCTTAATCTACTAATTCAAAACTATACACTACCACCCACGGGTTACTCTCCCACGTACCTCTGCCGCTTACCTTGTCGATGAGATACCAAAATGCCTCACGTGCACTTGGAAAAGCAACATCAGGGGCATATCCTATATTTTTGGAAACATAAAACAATTTCTTGTTGTCATAAAATTGCCAAACTCCCTCACGCAAAATATCTTCGTCTGATATATCTTGTAAGCGTTCCACCTTGACATCTGTAATTCTGATGTGGTGCGGCATTAAGTCAGCACGGACAAACATCTTATTCTCATATCCAGCGGAACTCTCACACACATGGTCGAGCCATTCTGGAGCAGTATATCCACTCTTGTTAAGGGTATGGTATGACTGCGCTATCGCCACAATCTCGCCGACCTTATAAGGCAGGTGCTTTTGGGTTTCTTCCCAATTACCAAGCGACACGTTGTCTTTCAGTAACCGCCTTGTCATAGTCTTTGTGCCATTCAACACTGCTTGTGTGAGGCAATACTTATCTGAAAACATTATTTTCTTCATACTTCATTCTTGTTTATAACATTCACAATTCGTATTTGGACACACCTCAAATCTTTCATTAAGGAACGCCCAACAGTCTATCGTATCTACCCCATCTGTACAATGATAAACTGGCATCGTGCAGTGTTTAGGGATTATCTTCTTCATACGCTTTACTTGATTAGTTTGGGGGTATCATAGACGCTACCGATAATCGCACACTCATAGCCTAAACTTAGCCAGCTACCCAAAGTGCGAGCGCTAACCGTATTAATAGATGTTAGTTTAAGGATAAAGGATGTATCTTCTTCGTTATATACAACCTCTACTGTAAGGTTACTCGTAGAGCCTGTAATAAGAATATCCCCCTCGTAGATTTCCTTTCCGTTCTTGTCTTTCAGTCCAGTGTACTGACCAAGAGAGGAAAGTTCTGTAATAGGATAATAATGCTCGCCGTCTTCTTCATTAGTTACAATGAAATCTTTATAATTTATATTTAGATGGCTATTGATAGGCTTTTTCTCAAAATGTAAATAACTCCCATAACGCCAGTTGCCAAAGCATTTTGCTCTGAATATTATATCTCTGTTCATATTACTTTTCTATTTTTAATTTCTTAGATATTTCGCATTCTCCGTTACTATTTACAAAGCAGTAAGGTGCTTTACACATCACACTATTCTTGCATATATCGTTTATTGTTATTCCGTTCATAACCAATTATTTTATAAATCAAACAATTCTAATTGTCGGGGGTTGAATACTTCTTTATAATGAGCAATCTTACGCATTGCCTCTTTAAGTATTGGAAGTACAGACGAACCCCTAATTTCGGGTTCGTTACTATCGTCATCATCTGTATCTCCGCCCCTGAATTGAATTTCATCTATAACACGTTGGCATTTCTCTTCTAAGGATTTTAAGGCTGCATTGATAGCTTCTTTTTCTGTATTATACCCACCTGTTGGTGTATCAACATAGCCTGCACCACAACCACCGCCTTGCGTCCAAAAATTATAATTAAGTCCGTAATCCCACCGTCCGTTGTCTGATTGCGCTGTTTCGACTTCAAAGTAATTTATTTTATTTTCCCATTTTATCTTAACATTCGGTGTTAAGCATACATCGAAAATATTGAAGCCAAACTCTTTGTATCGATGCACTATTTTGGGTCTATCCTCCAAATGTAAGTATTCGCCCCATTCTTCGAAAGTGAAATTTTGCCCTGTGCATTTGCAGCTATGGTGAATATCTTTGCTCATATTTTATCCTCCTTTTCATCATATACCCACCAGGCAAGCGATAGGATAACTACAAAAGCAATTCTACTTAAAACATTGCCTTGTTTTTCTATCCACGCTATATCCCAATTGAAATACGCAATTAAAAGATATATCGTAACTACTGGATAAACAGTAGTTCTTAGATAGGTAAACAGCTTACAAATTACACTTCTTAAACTCATAACCCCAACTTTTCCTTTGCTTTCTTCCTGTAAACATTGTTCGCAAATTCTTTCACCTTTGATAAGGTAGAACGAGTACACAAAGTTTCACCGTTGTAAATTACAGCGAATCCGCCTTTCAAAAGCGGACGGACAGAGAACATACCAACGAAAGTATTCGCCAACATTTCATACTTTCTAACCGCCCAATTTAACGGCTTTATGCCTTTGTAGGCATCTTCCAAACCTGCTTTGTAGGCGTATTCTACTTTCCGCAATACAAACTCCCTGTTAGGAAATTTTCTCTTTAAACCTCTTGCATCTTCCATGTAAGAAGCGCATAATTTGTTTATAGTTTTTTGTTTCATAACTTTTATTTTGTTTTAGTTAATATTTTACGTGTAACACTTTAAAAATTCTTTTATGATAAATTATACCATTTCGAGTTTTTAAGCTGTCAGAATTAAAATAAACCGCATCTACAGCGATTTTTTATTTCTTATTCTTATGTAACCTCGCCTTTCAATCTCTTTCAACTCCTCCCACTGCTCATTTTTGACATCTACCACCCATTCGCCATTTACCGTCATTTTCTTTGGAAAGCTAAAATGCTCCTGTATCTTTCGTATCGTGGATAAATTTCTCGTGTGGTAGTAAATAACTACTTTTCGCATTTCTTCATTTGCTTGTATTTTTCATACGACACAGCACGCCTTGCGTAACTTTCTCTTTCTGCCTCTTTTCTCTTTTGCTCTGCTCTGTCTATCAGTATTGCCCTATCCTCCATAAACAGCCTCAACGCTTTTAGTATCTTTACGGCATCTACTATGCCGTACATCTCCACGTAGTCTCCGTATTTTAGCTTTTGCAAGAATAGCATTAACTCCGATAGCTTTAAGAAATAATACCTACCCAGTATCATAGCCGATAAACTCTTTAGCGTATCAATGGGCAACTTGTTTTCTTCCTTAACGCCTACAAAATTTTGATAGTCGTTAAGTTGGATAGTAAGCCAATCTACCGCTACCTGCTCTCCGTAATCTCTTCGCACTACTGCCAACGTTGGAGCAGTTCCACAGATAGACCTTTCGGGGTAAGCGTAGCATTTAGGCTGTAATGTCGGACTAAACCTTTGCAATAGCTGCCGTGTTTCTTCTTGCGACTTACGAGTATCGGGACATAACGTCTTCGATGACTTCTCTATTTCGCTTCTCTCTCTTCTCGCTATCTGTGTTATTGTTTCCATTTCGTTTTTCCTTTTCATTCTTTAGCCAACGATTAACCATACTGTCTACTCGTTTTATTTGCTGCCCAGACGATGTAATCCAGCCTTGCGCATCGTAATAGTAGAAAAATTCTTTAGCCTCGTTTTCTGTCATTCCTTTGCTTTGGCAAATCTCTACGACTTCTTCGATAGTGGGCGTTACTCTTTCGGGCTTCACTTTTTTAGGCTCATCAAATTTTAAGTCTAAATTTTCCGCCTCGTCTTTTTTTCTTTTTATATTTTCTTTTTTTATCTTAGTCTTAGTCTTATTCTTATTTACCTGTGCAGTAACCTGTGCAGTAACCTGTGCAGTAACCTGTGCAGTAACCTGTGCATTTTTTGCACAGGTGTCAATAATAGTATAGGTAGAAAATGGTTTACCATTATACGTTGCATACTCTATTAGCCCTGCTATCTTTAATCTATTTCGTGCATCGTTAAATGTATGACGTGTGCTAATTCCTAACTTTGTCATAATTTCCAAGTTACTTCTACGAAAGGACGGCTTCCACGATAGACCGTTCGCGATTTTTAAAAGATAAAAATACAGCGCAATGTCTATGGGGCGAAAATCGTGCTCTTCACTAAGAAGCCAAAAATTATTTATTAAATTAATATAGCTCGTCATAATCTCACACTCCCTTTATATACTCTGTTACTGCCTTTTGAAATTCTTCTAAAGAATGACAAACAACGTACTTATTTTTCATTTCCTTTGCCTTTCTTTCATATTCCTTTTGGCTTTTAGACTGCTTTCCTTTTGGCGTTTTCATTTCTATACACAAAGACGCATAGCCACCTATCGGCACTTGCAAAATCAAATCAGCAACACCGCTACGAACGCCCTCATCTTTCATTATCTTTGCCGTCCACGCATTGCGTGCGCCACCATTAGGCACAGCAAAGAACAACTGCTCTATGTTAGGGTATGTGCGCCTAAACCAAGCAACACATTCCTTTTGTATCTGACTTTCTGATAAAGGCTTCATAAGCATTAATATTTACCTTTGAAAATGTCCATAGCTGCGTCCATCAGCATTTGCTGTGTACTTATTTTCTTTTCCTTAATATTGTCAATAGTACCTGTTACACCGTTAGCTATGTCTTTTTTCGTTTGTATCAATTTATACATATATTCGTCTATTGTATCTTTGCCGAGTAGATAAGTACACGTAACAGCGTTTTTTTGCCCATTTCTGTGCGCTCTGTCCTCCGCTTGACAGCAATCTGAATAAGTCCAGGGGAACTCGATAAATAACACGTTAGAGGCTGCCGTAAGCGTTAAGCCTGTACCGCCACTTCGATAGTTCAAAATGATGAGTTTTGTTTTCTCGTCTTCTTGAAATTTATCTACCGCTCTTTGTTTCTCTTTATCGTTATCCTCTCCTGTTACCGTAACAGCATCGGGGAACTCTGCCTTAAGGTCGTTTACAACTTGCTTTAAAAAACAAAAGACGATTAATTTATTTCCACCATCTATCGTGTTATGTATTATATCAACTGCTGCTTTTGTCTTTCCTTTTGAGGATATTTGTTTTAATATCCCCATTTTGACCATTACAGCACCACGAATAGCACGTTGTATCTTTTCATCGTTTGCGTCTTTATAATTTCTCAAATATTGCAGTATGTCAGCCTTTGCTTCGTTGTACTCTTTTCGGTTATCTATATCAACAACTAAATACGACCGTGTTTTGTCGGGCAACTGCTTTAATACATCTTTCTTCTGCCGTCTAAAAAAACAGAACTTGTGCAAAAATAAATTCAATTCCTTTAGGTGGCTTGACTGATTTACACCACCGCAATACCGCTCCATAAATTTAGAATAGCCTCCGAAATCTTCCAACCGTTCCATAACGTTAAGCTGCTGTATCAAATCAACATTGTTATTTACGACTGGTGTACCCGTAAGTTCTAATACATACTCTTTGCCTCGTGCTATGCCCTGTACAAATTTACTTTGCTGTGTCCTGCTTGACTTGCATTTATGGCTTTCGTCTATTATTACAGAACGAAACAAATTTATACGCTCATCAAATTCTATGCTTCGTAGCGTAAGCCTCGAACTCTCTTTTATCTTCCTCACAAAGAACTTTTTTAAGCTCTCGTAATTCACAATAAATACCTTTGCCAGTGGCTCGCCTTTTTGGTTTCTCGCCTCCCAAAAGCGATGCCACGTAGTTCTGTTACTATCGCTTAATATTACCGCATTTACGTTGCCGAACTTTTTGAACTCTCTTTGCCAATTGACTTTCAAAGAAGACGGACAGATTACAAGTGCAGGAAACGCTCCGCTTGCCGTCATCGTTCCTATCGCTTGTGCTGTCTTTCCAAGTCCCGGTTCGTCTCCCATTATGCACCGCTTCTTCTCCAGCGCATAAGCAATACCTTCCTTTTGGTATTCATAGGGGTCGAGTATCATGTTATGTGGCACCGTCAATTTAGGCATTTCGGGCATTTCGTAGCTTTCTACTGGCTCTTCGTCTGTCTGCCATTTTACACTATCGCAAAGACGACGAGCAACTGCCCACGTTGCCATCTTCTCTAAATACCATTTATCAGTAGGGCTGACCTCCCAAAATCTCCCGTCAGCCCTATACTTTGCCGATGGAATTCTCTTTGTACATTCGACCAACATCGGGCGATAATCAAATTCCACTTTATAGCAGTTAGGTGTTAGCGTATATCGCAAAATGTTTGGTTTCATTATGCCGTTTTCTTTTCTTTCTTGCTCTTTTTCTTTCCACCGTGTACCACTTCTACTGTAACTTGTGGCACTTCGTCAGGCTTTACGTCGCCACTAAACGGGTTATCGTCCTCGAATTTCAAACTTTCCTCCTTTAATCCCCATTTCTTCTCTTTGACGTACTGCTCCGCTTCGTATTTCACAGCCTCAACGGCAAGCGACAATTCGGATAAATACGGATAATTCTCGTCATCAGTAGTATTTATCTTTGGCGATGAAAGACGTATAACATCGCCTCTATCTAATATCCTCGTGCCTCCTAATGATATGTTGTTATCATCAATACAAATACTCTCTACATTGATGCGTGTAAATACACTATCTACTTCTATATCTCTTTGCGCCTGCAATTCAATAAGAGAGTATTTACTTTCTTTCTGTTCGGTTAAATGTACCAAGTGTGGTACTAATTCCTTTACAGCCTCTTTTAAATCTCTGTGGACGATATTTGCGCCTATCATATTAATAGTGTCGCCATCGCCATTTGAATACACCACGTTTAGTGTATTAGTCTTCGTTAGTTGAATTTTCTTTATATTCATCTTTTATATTGTTCGTAAAATTCCTCAAAATACCTATCGTCGGGGATAGGTAGCGTTATTCCTAACTCACTTGCTGCGTCTGCTTGTATTTTCGTCATAAATTCCGACATTTCCATAGTAGACAACATAGACGATGTCCTATATATCTTTTCTTCCTTATTATTCACATATATAACACGTGATAAGAATTTCTTGCAATAATACATATAAATATCGTCCTTGCTCGTTCCTGTGTTTTCTTCGATACAAGCAAACCACGCCCACATCAAAGCGTTTTGATTTATGGTGCGCTTTTCTCTCGTTCTCTTTATGGTTATCGTATAACTACCATTAGAGAGAGTAGAGAATAGGTAGTCGAGTTCCGCACTTAACGACACCCGACCACCTTCTTTTTTCATATAAATAGTTTTCATTTAAAACGGCAAATCATCATCAGTTGGAGGCGGGAAAGGTGCGCCTTGCTGTTGGTAATTATTTACTTGTGTTGGTTGAGCTGCTTGTGTTGGTTGAGATTGTATCGGCTGTTGCATCTGTACACCTTGTTGCGTGTTTTGCTTTAAATTAAATACGTATAAATCTTCTGCTATTATTTCTGCCGAAATTCTCTCTACGCCTTGCTTATCGGTGTACTTGTTGTAGGTAAGCATACCATCTACCGCAATTCTCATTCCTTTCTTTATGTACTGACCTGCGTATTGCGCATTTGCACGCCATACACACACGCTATGCCACTGTGTTACTTCGGGTACGTCCGTACCGTCTTTCTTCTTATAGCCTCCTGTACTCGTTGCGAGGTTAATTCTTGCATACCACAACCCCTGCTGTGTCTGCCTTGCCTCTACGTCCTTGCCAACAGTACCAATGAGGCTAATTCTATTCTTGCATCTTGCCATCTTTATAATACTTTTATCGTTATACTACCTTTAGTTGGCGATACCTTTACGCACTCCGCATATATATCGGGGTACTCTTTCTTTAGTTTTGCCGTGTCTAAACTCTCCCTCGTACCGTCCAACTTTCTTGTTATAGTCAGACGTTCGCTTCTCCATTTTTTTACGTTGTGTTCTACCATTAATGCCATTAGACCAGCTTTCATTTCCTTTTGCTTTGCTTCCAGCTCTTTTATAGCTGTTTCCAACTTTATAATTTCATTTTCAGCATCTTTAAGGCTTACGGGCAAAGCCTCCTCTATAGGTTCTATTTCTGTATTTTCTGTTTTCTTTTCAACACCAAAATATTTAACCCTATACGGCGTACTGTCTTCTTTTGCAAGATATGCCTTGATTATCTTCTTACAAGCTGCCGTTGGCAACCTTTTAAGCTCCATAAGCTCCGCCTTGCCGTATTTCTCTTTAGGTAGCCATATCACGTACAGCTTGCCTGCTTTCTTTCCTTTGTTGCAAAGCTCAAAGAGATAAGCGTAAATTGACAACTGTAACGTTACGTTATCTACGTGTATCTTGCTCGTTGTCTTAATATCGGCAAGTGGGTAACAACCGTCCTCGCCTTTAGAAAAGACAACATCAATACTTGACGCAATGTCCTTGCCGTCATCTACTAAGTACTCGTTAGCCTCCGTTGTAAGACTATTTTCTGCTTTTAGTCTTATGTATTCCTGAACTTCGGGCAAATCATCGCCTAAACCGCAAGTATCGTATAGCTCGCACTTGCTATGAATTAGACTGCCGTGTGCTGCTGCTTTCATTAACACAGCTTCGGGAATATCTGTATACGTATCAGGAAATAGCCATTTTACAATAGCCGTAACACCGCCTAACTTTTTATCGTTAAGCGTATATGTATGCTCCGTTTCGTTGAATATCACAGAGCTTTCTTTTAAATCTACACTCTTCATTGTTTTATTTATTTAAAAGTTTTTGTTTGCTCTTGGCAAGCAGCAATAAAATCTTTATCGTTTTTAAAATCTTTGTATTGGTTGTAAATTTCTTCCAACTCTTTACGGCTTTTCGTTCGTTTGACTTGGTCTATAGCCTCCATCTTGTAATCTATCGCCTCCTTTGACGTGCCATACGTGTAGCGAATTTTTCCTTTGTCATCTTTTACAGACAAATAAGACACCCTGCGTGCCTCATCATATTCTATAGCATCAACACTAAAGCGTGTTTTTGGCTGCTGCTTGCCATTGTAACCTGCACGCCATTCGTCAGCATTCAACGACACCCACACAAAAGGACACGTATATAATTCCCGTCCTATTCCCCAATTAAAGCACGCACGCTTAAAAGCATCAGACGCCTGTCCTTTCTCTTTCTCCGTGTTGCTTTCCGTGCCGACATCTTGTTTCGACACCCATTCGCCATTATCTGTGCGTATGCTTACCGTACAGAACAAGTTACCATTTACCACTTCGTGGCTGCGTTTCCAATTCTCCGCCCCCACAACTTCATCGAGTAGCTGCATATCTACTCGGGCGTTCTTATACATTAGTAAAGATACGCCTTTACCCTCGCTGACAGTACCTACACGGCACTCTATTTCGTCAGCTTTTAAAGTTCTAAAATTAAAATTATTGTCTTTCATATCTAAAAAATAAAAATTCGTGAGTACGAGGGTATCGAACCCCCAAAACAATCACTTGCTCGCAACCTTGCTGTACTCTCCTATGAAATCACTAAAAAAAGAACCTAAATACATTTAAATATTCCTTTTTGCCTTGTTTCACAACGAAACAAAAAAGTAACACAATAATAATATTGATAATAAGAGTATGTTATCCTTTCCTGCAACTCTTTACCAGTAGGACTGCTGTTGCTATTGCTACTAATCCTACACAGGGGTGCTGCTCCGCTATAAGTACTCCGCAAAGGAAGAGTACAACAACAATGTTATACAAAATAACGTTATAATTCGTTACATCTTCCTCTATCATCTTAGAGTACATCTCGTTTTTACACCCTAACCAACTAATAACCTTATTTCTTATATTTTTCATAACTAATCTGCTTTTGCGTGCCTCAACACGTCAGCTGCATTTATCAGCCATTTACCGTGCTGGCACTCTTTATTACCTTTTTCGGCTCGTATCTTTCCAGCCGTAATGAGCCTCTCTAAACGAGTACGCCCACCAACTATTTTTTCGCTGAAACGAAAGCCGAATACCTTATTATTCATTACTCGCATTATAGCGAGTAATTTCTCGTCGCTACCCATTACCTTATACGTTTTACATCAACATACAAGCCACGTGGAATAACAGAGAAAACGACCTTTTTTCTTCTCATCTGCGTGGCGATTTGGTAGGCTGTTACACGCACCGACCCCATTCTTTCAATAGGGTAACTCTCTACGTCTCCCACTTTCATTTTCTTTAAAGTAGAGGCAATAGGTTTTTTCTTTATTCCGTATACGTATTCTTTCATTTTCGTTTTCATTTTTTATTTACCATCTTTTCTGTATTCTTTTGAAAAGATTTACAGACGCCTCAACATCTTCCTTTATGCTGATAACTCGCTGGCATTCGCTCTCCCACCACTTTCGGTATTGTTCTGCCATATTGCGAGCATCTCGCAATTCTTTCTCCAATTTGTCTATGCTTGCTCTTAGTGCAGCATTTTCTACTTCTAAATCGTCAAATTTCTTTTTTTCTTCTGTATCCATATTTTTTTTCTTTTTATTTTGTTTATTATTAATTGTGGCTGGTTAATGTACTACCATTTGTTTGTGTTACTATTCTTCGCACTATGCTGCCGAATCCAACGACACCAGCCTATATTTCCTAACTTTTATTACTTTCTTCCTCGCTGCTTGCTTCGACCCATAGGGGCTGCTTGCTTCTGCGATTGACCTCTGCATCGTTGCTATGTGGTTTTTAACCTGCAACTTACAGCCCCATCAGGCTGGGGAACCGACACAAGTAAGTGTGCCTCTTGTGGCAAAGGTGGACTTGAATCACCTGAGAGCCTCTAACTCTTTTGCCTTTGCAACCTCTTTCAGTCATTTTTATTAATGTGAGATGGCTCAAAGGGTTGCGACCGCAAATCTTTGAGCCGCGCGTTGTGGGTGCTTAAGTATGCCCCTCATCGGGGCATATTAGTTTACCTGATAGCATTTCTGAATATCTCACAAGCCTTATTATTATCAACTCCTAACTTTTTCATTATAAGTTGGATGTACTTATCTACATCACTCTTGTTATTGATAAGACCTTTGACGAAATCGGCAAGGATAAAATCTTGCACCATTCTTGTTTTTGCTAACTTTGTTGTAACTTTAATTGCTTTCATATTCAAATTTTTTTTAATTTACCCCGTTTGAGGTATTGTTTATTTCAATGTTTATTTATATCTTTGTTTCAAAATTACAGCACAAAGGTAAAGTTTATTGGACAAATGTGCAAATTTTAATGAACATTTTTCTGTTAAACTTTGTAAACTTTAATATACATATAACGTTAAATGTATGAATATCAATAGAATAAGAGAGGCTATCGAAGTTAGCAAAATTAGCAAAAGCGAGCTTTCAAAGCTCACTAAAGTTTCACGAACTACCATTGAAAACTTACTTGCAGGTGCTGACGTTAAAGTTAGCACCATTGAAAGTTTAGCCTACGTGCTAAAGCTCCCCGTAGGTTACTTCTTTGATGATAGTATAGTAAATATTACCGCCTCTGGCGCACAGTCTATCGCCACAAATAGCGGTGATGTTACCTACAATAGGCAAACAGGTAACAACGAACGCATAAACGTGCAAAACAACTACGGTTGCAAAGACAAGAAAGATAACGTTACTACCTTAACAGATACTGTCGCAACCTTAACAAAAGAACTCGAAACCTCGCAACAGCAGAAAAGCCACTTAATAGATGTAGTTTCGACTTCTCAACAGCAAATATTACAAATGACAAATATAATTGATAGATTAACAACGAAATGAAAGGTAGCGAAATAAGAAATATATTGCAGCAGCACCGTGTAAACTTTGCTTGGTTAGCCGAACAACTAAGCATAACACCACAGTGCCTCAACTCACGACTTAATGCCGAAAATTTCAAAGACGCTTATTTGAAAGAAATAACAACCGTTTTAAAAAAGGATATTTTCGGACTAAACACAAAAGAAACAAAACAACCTATTTTAAATATAGCCGTCCTTAACAACCTTTCAAAAGAACTAAGCGAAAGCAACTACCCCGTAATAGAATACGTATCTATACCAGCTTTTGCAGGCTGTGTTGGTATTCCATATTACGGCAAAGACGCACTACCAAAGTACGACAGTGGAGACGTTATATTCGTACAGCCAACAGAGGAAGAAATAACTGTAAATTCTCTTTATTTCGTTATAACACCTAAATTTCGCTTTATTCGTTGCGCCTATCCATCTGAAAATAACGATACTTATATTTTTAAGGCTATAAATCAAAATTTTGAAGATGTTACCCTAAATGAAGCGGACATTATCCACGCCTACAAAGTCGTTGGGGCGATAACTCGTTTTTCGACGTAAGTAGTCCGCATTACATAGTAACCCCCATATTTTTACTTAGAATATAAAATTATTAGACTATGAGTTTTTTTGAGAATTTAGGAAAGGGATTAATTCGTTCAGCCGTCAATCAGGTAGGCAGGGACGGTGGGAGAGTTGTAAGTAACCAACTGTACGGTGATGCCCACTCAACGCCTCATCGTATCGTGAACAACAATACTAAACCTGTCATTGATGGCAACGATTACGTGGCACAATATGCCAAAGAACAAACTGCGACAGGTGTAATCTTGCGTGTAATATTCGCTTTCTTTTTTAATATTCTCGGTGCTGCCGTGTTGCTTGTCTACGGATTGAGAAGGAAGTCGAAAGCCGCCTTTATCACTATATATAGATACGAACAAGTGCCTATTTATAAGAAAGATAACAGATACAAAATGGGTGTTAGATATACGGGTGATATGACCGTAAAAAAGAAATACTACTCCGAAGCCGACGAAAATACAGCAGAGAGAAACAAGCGAATAGCTAACATTTATATATATAGCAGCATTGTTATATTAGCTATATATATAATAATGGCTGTAGTAATGGAATTACAAAAATAAACATATTATGAATACAAAGAAAATTTTAGGCTTGCTCATAGCCTCAACGCTATTATCATCTTGCGCAACTACCGTTACCGTTCCAGGCTTCGAGCGCACCGTATTTGTTGATTATTCACAATTTCGTGCCAATGGAATTGAGGTTACCGATGGGGAAGTACCCACTGGGTGTACGTCAATAGGTCAGATATCAGAAATTATACGCTTCTCACGTACCTATACGACAGAAAAGCAACCTACCAATTCTAACGATGATATAATTGTCCCAATGAGCAAGACAAGAATAAAAGGAGACTTCAATGGCGATATGGCGACTCTTTCATACAAAATAGCTTGTATTACGAAAGAAAAAGGAGGCAAAGGTATTGCAAAGATAAATGTAAATGTAGTTAATGCAGATACGCACCCTGTTTACTGCGTTACAGGTATAATTTACAAGTAA